CATTCTGCTAACTCCCTATATCATCGAACATCTTATTTCTTAATCGCCCGCGAGGTACGCGATGATATATGGCGTTCTTGGTCCAAAGACCTTCGATGGTCAGGACTACACCAACTACGAACACGTCAAGACGCTGTTATCGTCATTCCAGGACGCCACTAAGCTAATCAGCGGGGGCTCCAAGGGCGTTGAACGTCTTGTCGAGGACTATGCCAAAGAGGCAAACATCGAGCTTGCCATTATCCCCCCGGATATGACAAAGCACCGGCAGAACTTAGCCGCCTTCACTATGCGCAATATTGCCATTATGCAGGCCAGCGACGTTCTCATAATCTTCTGGGACGGAAGGAATAACCCGGCTCTGCTGGAGGCCATGTCCTCCTCTATGCAAAGCCAGCGAGAGGTTTATCTTATTCCGATGAAATAAGCGTTTGCAAACGTTTGCAGCGCCTACCAGGAGCTACCACTATGCGAGAACGCCTGAGAATTCTCTGCGACCCTATCTACATCCAAATATCAAATCTGTCCTCCTCATCCACTTATCACCGCTGGGTAAACCTCATATGTGAACTGGTAAAGCGGGGGCACTTCGTTTACTGGATGATACCGGAAGCGGACTATACGCCGCACCCGCTTGAGAGCCATCCACAGGTCGGGGTTATCAGAACAGCCCCGATCCAGGATCAGTTCCTGCTGGACGTAATGGTTCCCGAGAACCACATCAACCTGTTCAACCGTATCTCGGGCAAATACCATATCGACATGGTTATTACCCAGCGGACGGGTATGGCGAACGGATATAAAGAGAGCCTTCAAAGCTGCCGGTTCCACGATACCGATACGGCCTATACGGATAAGAGCTACGGATTGCCCGTCTGCATCATTGAGGGGTTTCCCCAGACGAAGCAGAAGGATCATATCAGCCGCGCTTACGCCCTGCGCCAGCATGTTGGGTACTTCAGTGCGGAGATGACTTTCTTCCAGTCTGATCATAATCGGGAAGCTATCACCAAGGAGATGCTCGATGTCTTCAGGTCATCTCTGGTCGATAAGTGGATTGCAGAGCGCACCACCGTATTGGCCCCTGGAATTAAAGTGCATGATCTTGACAGGCACTACGATCCCGAACGATACAAGGTTGAAACAGGGTTTAATGTCCTGTCCATCGGTCGTATCTTTGGACAGTCCTACGCCGAGTACCTTCCCTGGTTTGACTACCTCTATAAGGCAGGACAGGACGTAAGCCTGACCATCTCCCTATCCGGCGCTCTTGGTGGCCCGATGCGGGCAAAGCTTATGGGACTCGGCTTCGACTTTGACAATGGCGTGGGCCGTCAGTTCAAGGTTATGACGAAGGTTCCCAAAGCTGAGTATTTGCCGTCTATTAAGCGGTTTCATGCCTTCATCTGCCCCGTCAGCCATTACGACCACCCCACGGGCTTACTAGAGGCCATATACCTCGGCGTTCCGGGGGTTATACCCGTCTCTGACTATCAGCGCACCTTCTTCCCCGATTGGCCGTGGGTGATTAAGCCTTCAGACAAAGCCGGGATGCTTGCCGCACTGAACGATATCCGGGAAAACCCAGAGGAGGCCCGAGCCAAGGTTCTCCCCTGGCGTGATCGTATCCGGGGGCAGTATGATGCTACGGTCAACAACGAAGTCATCTGCGATGAGATCGAAAAGCAGGCCCGTCAACCTATCGATAACTTCAAGACCTCCTCGGGTGTAGTCAACCTGCTAAAAGACCTCAAGGGCACTAACTATACGTTCCCCGATGTGATCGCGTATCTGCGCACCACGGGGCGGCTCGGGGTCTCCGTTGGTGATCAGACTATCCGGCAGACATTCACCTATGCCCGTGCGGCAATCCACCATGCCTTGAACTTGGCGGGCTACGTGGATACCTGCGATAGTGCAGAGGAGCTATTCGTTCGAAGAGATATCTTTGAGCGGGATTACCTGACCAAAACGTCAGCACCTATCGTTAAGTCTCGTCCTTCGCATAAGGAGTAAGCATTATGGGCGTGTCTCGTCTGTGCCCCAGCGCACGTATTCTTGTTGACGCAATCCGGGTCCGTGGTTCCGAGTTGGAGCGCAATGCGGTTGATACCATCGTGCAATCACACCTTAACACGATGAGCACTCTGCACGGGCTCCCCGCCCATCGCACTCTGGACTTCGCCATTACGAAGCAGGAAGAGGCCTTTGCCTCGGCTCTGCGCTATCTGGCGGATCGTCCCTCTTTCCTCGGGGGTGAAAATGCCGATTGATATTGATATCGTCGGCAATCCTGGGTCTGGTAAAACCACCAAGGCTTTGCAGATGATCGAGACATTCTCGGCCAAGGGTCTTTCCGTGTTCCTGGATGACGGTGAGCTATCCCCCTATACTGGGATATACATCAAAGGTGAACTCGTCTCCAAGTTCTGCGCAAATCACCCGCCGCCTGACGTGCATATCAAGTGCATGCACTCGATCAAGGGCCACCGCCCCCTGGCTACGGTCTATCGTCTATTCGGGGGAACCCAGCATGGCACTCCTTAAGGCCAAGCCTATCACCAAGCCTGCAAACGTTTGCAAGCCCCCGGCTCCCGAGCAACAGCTTGAGGAGTCATCTATTGTCAAGGTATTCGACGTGCCTATCGAGCTTATCGACGGTCACGAAGAAAACCCTAATGCTATGTCCGACGCCACCTTCGACGAACTGTGCGAGGGTATGCGGAAAGACGGCTTCGACGAGCCCTGCCTTGTGGTGCCCAAGATCGACGATAAGGGAGTGTTCACCGGACGCTACCTTCTGGCCTCGGGCCACCACCGCACCAAAGCGGCTAAGGTCATCGGCATGAAAAAGGTGCCGTGCATCCTTAAGCCCGAGTGGAACGACATCGCTATTGAAGCCAACCTCGTTCGCCGTAATATGCTGCGAGGCACCATCGATCCCGAGAAGTTCACCAAGCTCTATAATAAGGCCGTTGGCCGGGGCATGGACCGGGAAATGGTCAAGCGGATGATGGGTCTAACCGAGAAGAAAGCTTTCGAACAGCTTTACAAATCGGTTGCCGATAAACTGCCTCCTCGCCAGAAAGCCAAGCTGGAGGAAGCCAAGGAAACGATCCGCTCCGTTGACGATCTGTCTTCCGTGCTTAATACCATCTTCAAGGAGAACGGTAGCAACCTGGAAAGCGATTTCCTGGTGTTCTCCTTCGGTGGTAAGAAGCACCACTACTTCAAGGTTTCCCAGGAGACCCATAAACTACTCGGCGCTTTTGAGCAGGAGCTTATCACCTCGGGCCGACAAGCCGACGATGTGTGGAAGCAACTGCTATCGGGCGTTATCTTGTCTGGTGTCGAAAAATCGGTTACAGTCAAGGCATCGGGTGTTCATCCCAAACCTATCCGTAAGAAGGATTGAAAAATGGCCGCTAAGTTTCAGATCATCAAGACTGCCGAGGGCTACCTCGTGGCGTTTGCGCTGCGTACCGGCCATGTGCTGCACTTGATCGCCCAGGACGTTACCACCACCGCTGGCGATGTCGTTCACAAAGACCTTCCCGCCACCATCGAAGAGGCCCATGACCTCATCGCCACCGTCAAGCGGGACGCCGTGCAGGCTCCCATCGAACTGGTCGATGACCTGGAAGATGCGGCTGCCCACGTCGAGACCTATTTGCGCCATCTGGTGTCCATTGCCGGTGATGACGCCTCTGCCATCCTGGGCTCCGTCTGGGAAAAGATTAAGACCGAGGCCGTCGCGGCTGCCGATGCTGCCAAGACGGAAGCCGACAAGGTTGAGGCCGTTGTTGGCGATGTCGTGCAGGAAGGCAAAGCCCTGGTCAACGATGTTGGCGAAGGCCTGAACCTGACCGACGCTGCCCCGGCTCCCGCCGAGGTCATCCCCCCTGCCGCTCCCGAGCCGGTGGCTGGCGAAGTCTCAGGCGATGTGGACAACGCGGGCACCGACGCCACCGAACGCTATGTCCTGGTTCTTGGCGGCGAGCCCGCCACGTTCTCGACCAAGAAGATTTTCGATAAGCTGGTGGCCGGTGATGTCTTCCAGTTGTTCGACGCTGACGGCACCCAGATTTTTAACGATGAAGATAATTCGGCTGTCTTCGTCGCCACCAATGATGCCTATCGCCCCACCCCGGATGCCGATTGGACCGTGGACACCACCGCCTATACCGGCCCGGCCTCTTCCACCGTTGCCGAAGCTCTGACCACCACCGAAATCTCGGTTCTGGAAACCGCCGAACTGTCGGCTCTGACCACTACCCAGATCGATACGCTGACCACCACTGAACTGGCCCCGCTGGCTTCCACGGAAATCTCGGGCCTGACCACGACCGACATCTCCTCACTCGCCACCACTCAGGTTGCCGAGTTGGCGACCACGCAGATCGATGCCCAGTCCTAACACTGGTCGGTCTCGCCTTATACGCCCCCGCAGAAAGATCAATGCGGGGGCGGCTGGCGTTCAACCGACCCCCGCGCAGAAGGTGGCCGAAAGCCAACTGCGCTACATCCTCAATCATCCCAAGAAAGAGTTGATTATCTCGGCTCTTAAGGAGGGCCTAAAGTTTCAGGACATAGCGGGTTGGTTTGCTAGGGAAGGTTGGCTGGACTCCATCAACGAGAACACCTTTATGGTGTATATCGGGACGTTCAAGCGGACCTACCCGGAATACTGCAAATCGGATAACAAAAACAGCATTGATGGAGTTATTGACGCCAACCAACCGGACATGGATGTTGAGGTCGAGCTTAACCGCCTCATTCGTCTACAGAAGGTACGGCTCCGGGCTGTCGTTGACTTCGAACAGCAGGACATGATGAAAAGCCTTGGCGCGTTACAGCCCAATGCCCACAAGGAAATAGCCGAAACCCGACTGTTGCTCGAAACCCTAGCTAAAGTTCAGGGCAAGGGTATCACTTCCACGGCAGCCTCGGGCCACGCCCTTCCTGCTGACGCTGCTTCAAACATTCATAAGCTACGGGTAGACGAAAGCGCGAGAGATCGCATGTCCACCCTGACAGAACAGTTCCTCGGAGCCCTGAACAATGGCAATTCGAATTCTGCCAAGGCCAAAGCACCTGATAAAACTCGCACCTAGCGCCTCGCTGGGTGACGAGCAGTTCAGCCTTGATGAGCGCACCTTTATGATCTATCAACAGATCATCACGGAGGCCAACGGTATCGAGGACGGGGAGACCCGAGAACTGTATCTTGATGCGTTGCAAACGTTCGCAAGCTCCGGGGACGTTAAACAGTTGCTGTCGGCTTGCGAGTGGCGGCGGCGGGTTGTTCCCCTAGACGAATTCCTATTTAGCCCTACCTATCTTGGCATGGACGAAACCAGCACCTTCCCTGCCGTCCGGGAGGCACTAGAGGAGCTAGACGGGGAAGCCTATGGCGAGGCCTGCCTAAAGGGCTGCATCGGTTCAGGAAAAAGCACCATAGGTAACGCGGGGATTGCCCGAGGTGTCTATAAGCTTTCCTGTATGCGGCACCCCCAGGCAACCTACGGCATCCAATCGAAGTCATCTATCGTATTTACCATCCAATCCGTGCGGTTTAACACGGCCAAGAAGGCGGTATTTGAGGAGTTCGGGGCATACATCAATCATTCGGCCTACTTCCGCACTGTCTACCCCTACGATAAGACCGTCACATCCCAGATGATCTTCCGGGAGCAGAACGTATCTATCCTGCCGGTATCTTCTGGCCCCACGGGCGCTATCTCCATGAACGTCATCGGGGGCATCCTCGACGAAATGAACTTCATGCAGAAGATCGAACGTTCCAAGTCTAGCTACGCCGACATGGATACAGGTGCCTTCGATCAGGCGAAGCAGCTTTACAACACCCTGAGCCGACGCAGGCGTTCGCGCTTCACTCGTAAGGGAAAGGTTCCCGGCATCCTGTTTCTGGTCTCCTCCTCCCGGTACCCTGACGACTTCACCGAGCAGAAGGCCAAGGAAAGCGTCATGTGCGGGGGCACGGACCCCACCATCTATGTGTATAGCCATTCGCAGTGGTCATCTAAGGGGCGTGAGCACTTCCTGCCGGAAAGCTTCCGTGTTCAGATCGGTAACGATAAGGTGCGGTCGAAGATACTGGCAGACGATGCCGAGGTACTTCCGGGTGTCCAGACCATAGACGTTCCCATGGATTTCTTCGCTGACTTCAATAAAGACTGCGAGGGGGCACTACGCGACTTTGGCGGCGTCACCGTGATGTCGGCCCATCCCTTCTTTGGTAAAAGAGAGGCCATACACTCCTGCATGGCGGAGGCCGATAGGCAGGGCTATAAGCTGCCCTTTAACTTCGAAGAAATCGATCTGTCAATCGGGATGCCACGACCCGATAAAGATAGGCTGCGTTTGGATGTCGATAGCTTCCGTACTTTCATATCGATCTTGGTTTAAAGAAGGATGCTTGCGGTATTGCCATCGGGCACATCGCAGGTACCAAGCTAGTGGAGCGATATAAGGTTGAGGAGGGTGAACCCACTCACGAAATCCTCCCCGTGATCGCTATTGATCTGGTCTTACGGATAGTTCCTCCTCCTGGTGGGGAGATAGAATTTGCTCAGATACGCGAGTTGATTAAGCGGCTACGCGATGTGCATGGCCTGCCCATTAAGTACGTGACGACAGACGGATTTCAGTCGGTCGATTTGAGGCAGATCATGCGCAAGTACGGGTTTCAGACCGATTATCTGTCTGTTGAAAAGATCGAACCGTGGCGAGCTTTCCGGGATGCGGTGTACGATACTCGGGTCTTAGTACCCCAGCACCAGTACCTCCTAAAGGAACTTTCCGAGCTTGAGACCACCATTATCAACAATAAAGAAAAGGTAGACCATCGCCCTCAAGGCTCGAAAGATGTGGCCGATGCGGTGTGTGGGGTGGTCTCCTTCCTGCTCAATCGTCGCGCAGCTTGGGCCGGTATTGCAGTTAGCTCCCGCACGGGTACGCACCTGCTAGGCACGGATGCAGCCCGAGAAGCCGCCGCCGCTTCAGCCGGTAATACTGACATCGATAGGGATGCTGCAAGCACTACGTCTAGCCGCTTAAAACGACCCACAATGAAGCGTCAGACTGTCGAGCGAAAACGACTGACCCGGCGTTAATATCGGTTGACAAAAAATCTGCTAATTGCTATTATACAGCATCGACGGGGTTCAACCCTCGTTGGTGGTACGCTCTCGCTTTTCGGGTACATACTGCTGCCCGGTAGCAAAGGATAGGCCGGGCAATCTCATAACACCGTACAAGACGCGGTGGAGAAATAAGAGGTCTGCGTTCAGCGTTAAGTGCCGGAGGTGTGTCGGTTCGATCCCGAGGCCTTGGCCCGAAAGGCGAGAGTTGCATCACGTATTCTTATTGGGGGCGATAAGTGGCCTTAAAGATTTTAAAGCGTCCAACCTTGCAAACGTCTGCAACGGTAAACTCTACTCCGCTACGGCTCACCTTTAGCCCGTACATAGCGGACGGAGAAGGCTACAAAGCCCATCGGCCCTGGATACCGGGGCATCCCCCGACTTACGACAGCGGAGTGCAGAGGATCGATGACGTGCGCCTACGCCTTCTGTGTCATTGGCTGGTCAAGCACTTCGGCCCTTCCCATGAGCTTCGCCCCTACGAGCTTGCCCAGGCACTTGATGTGCATCGGGTCATCGCTAACCCCTGGTTTTGCGGGCTCAAGGAAAAAGGCTACCTCATTCGCAGGCTTGCTAGGGATGCCATGTCACCCGTCAGGCTTAAAGCTGTGACCGAGGATGTTCAGGTAAGCCTAGTGGTCCCGGACGATCTTAGGGACTTCAATCCCTGGCGGGATACGTGGCCCTATGCTGCCTATGTGTCTAATCCGTTCTCCATGTACCCAGGCTACGAGGCCAACTCCCCTTGCTACCCCGAAATGTTTATCGATAAATATTATCGGGTGGACAAGGACGAGGCTCTCAAGGACGGTAAGCCCCGAGTTAGGCCCAATGGCAGGGCTTTCAAGCCGCTGGTGTCAAGTAATCGGGCAGGCGAAGTGATCATGCACGTTCTGCTACAGGAGATCGAAGGTGAGTGCATTCCGTCTAAAAAGACCACCGGGCAAAGCATCGTCGCCCCCCTCGGAAGCCACTGGAGCCGTCTCATCCGCCGTAGCCCCAAAGAGCGGCCCGCGCATCACTGGCAGGGTATCATCGATAAAGCCTGCACCCGGACAGCCGCTCCCCTCATCGGGATCAGAAAAAGAGTTGGTGAGGGCGGTCAAAGCACCCCCGAGGTTGAAGCCCTCCTTGCCGAAGGTCGAGCTATCACCGCTGGCAATGCTGGATCGGGCTCTGGAATTAAGCCACGTCCACGGGTTAAACCCAGAAACTGATATCATAACGGCAGCGGATACGCTTATGACTCGGAAGCTAATAGCGTTCATAGACGATGTGGAGCACCTAAGACCACTTGCTGATAGAAGCAGATACCTTATCTGTGATTTATATCGGTTTGCAAATCATACGTACTACTATGATGCGGAGAATGTATTGCTTACCGATGGTGGTTTTCACCACTTAGTTCAGTACATGCTTTCAGAATATAAGTCCCTACCAAAAGAACTGCGCCCAAGCATGAATTCATTGGTAGCAGGGGGAAGCAGCCCTGACGTTACCCTGACAGATCGGGAGCATGGTGCTCTATCTGTAATCATCACTTTGAAAGATAAGGCAGTAAACGATGAGCGAGATAGACGAGTGGGTGGAGGACCGTCACCGCTTCCTCAAACCAGTCAACCAAGCCGAAGTGGAGTCAAACCACCTCCTGGACGCCTTAGAAGAGTTGGAAGTGCAGACTCCGCGCCCTGTGGTAAAAGCCCTCAAGGCCAAGCATCTATACAAGCTGGCCCTATGCCGTGCCGTGTACCGCGACCAAAACCCAAAGTCCGTCCCAACCGATGATCTTCTTTTCATCGTGCATAGTGGGCGTGGTGATGCAGTGGTCAACAAGTACCGTGAGCGCATCCGATCACCCCTGACCGGCATCCGAGCTTTTTGCGCTGAGTGCATGGGTGGTAGCGTTTCGCTAATCCGGGAATGCGCGTCCACCAACTGCCCGATCTACCCGTTTCGTATGGGTAATAATCCGTTCTTTGGCAGGCTTGTTGATGCCGAAGCCGAGGCAGTTGACCCGGACGTTGAGGAGCCCACCACCATTGCCGATCAGGTCCAAGCTGAACTTGATGCTAAAGAGGAGCAATAAATGGTACAGGTCCAGAGAAGGCTACCGGCTACTGAGCCAGTCAAGGAAACCTACGTCACCCTGTCTGAGCGCAATAAACTGCCCGAGGGCGGGCTACGGGGTGCTGTCCATAGGGCCATTGGTTGGTCCGGGGGTTTCCCGGTCCCCAAAGAGATGCATGTCAATGATCTTCTGGACATGGTGCGTCAGGGGAACGAGACGGATAACGTCGAAGTAGCCTACCGTGAGCGCATCCGATCACCTCTGACCGGCATTCGTGCTTACTGCGTCTTTTGCTCGGGTGGTTCCCCGAGAGGAGCCACAAATTGCACGAATACTTGCTGCTCGCTATGGCCTTTCCGCACGGGCTCTAACCCCTTCTTCGGCAAGCTAGGCAAACCGGGGGAAGGAAACGAGGAAGCAACAGACTAATCCAGCCTCTTTGCCGAGGTTGACGCTGCCATGAAATGATCCTATCATCGCCCTTGACTGCAAACGTTTGCAACAAGGGCGATTTTCATGGGTATTCAGCGCCGTATTACAGGGGTTAGCAAGACTGCCAAGCGCGGTCGGCAAATATCAGCCCCCACCCGTAAGGGACAGTGTGCCCCCTTTATCCTTGAACTGGTGTACAAGGCGCAGGAAAGTAAGCAGCTTACCGACCCCTTTGCTAACCAGTATGGTGTGGGTATGCGCGGGGCCATCGAGCCCGTGTACCCCTTCATGCGCTTGGCCCAGCTTATCCTACAATCCAACATCCTCCGCCAGTGCATCGAAAGCTACGTGATCAACACGGAAAGCAACGGCTATACGCTGGAGTATATCGGGCCAGCCGGTCAGGAGCATACCGAGGGTCCACAGGATGAGAAGCGCCGACTGGAAGCCTTCCTGGAATTCCCCTCGTCTGAGATGACCTTGCGGCAGATGCGCGAGTGGTCCCGTTGGGATTTGGAGGGTCTGGGCAATCGCTTCTTTGAGATCGTGCGGACGAACAAGGGCACCATTCTTGAAATGGTCCATATTCCAGCCGTCACCATGCGCGTCACCAAGCGTGACCTAGTGCCCACCGAAGTCACCATTACCATCCCCGATCCTGACGATGATGGCTTCACTACCCGCAAGGTCATGCGCCACTTCCGCCGCTTCGTGCAGATTGGCTATTCGGGCAAGCGGGTATTCTTCAAGGAATTTGGTGATCCACGCTCGATCAGCCCCGTAACTGGTGACGTTGATAAGACACTCGCACCTGAGCAGCAGGCTACCGAAGTCCACTGGGACTATCTGTATGCTCCAGGCTCTGTCTACGGGCTGCCCCGCTACATCGGGCAAATCCCCTCGATCCTGGGCTGCCGAGAGAGTGAGATGGTGAACCTGAACTTCTTCAGGGACAACGCCATCCCGGCTATGACCGTCTTGGTATCGGGCGGTGCCCTTACCGAAGACAGCTTTGATCGCATCGAAGATTACATCAACGCCACCCGTGGTCAGGACTCTATGCAGCGGGTCATGGTGCTGGAAGCTGCCGCCGATGACAATGCTGGTAGCATCGATACAACCCAGCCTGCCCCGAAGATCGATATGAAGCCGATGATTTCGGAACGCCAGCAGGACGGCCTGTTCCAGGACTACGACGAAAAGGGCCAGGGTAAGGTCCGATCCTCATTCCGGCTACCCCCGATTTATGTTGGTCGGGCTGAAGATTATACGCGGGCTTCCGCCCTGGCATCTATGTTGACGGCTGAAAATCAGGTCTTCGCCCCAGAGCGTACCAGCTTCGATGACCTGATGAACCGCTTCGTGCTGTTCACGTATCGTCCCAAGTTCTGGAAGTTTAAGACCTTAGCACCATCCTTGAACGAGCCCCAGTCCCTGGCGACCATGCTGAAAGCCTTCGGTGATCAGGGTGCTCTGACACCGAATGTGGTCATCAAGATCGCCAACAAGATGCTTGATAGCCAGATCGAGCCGATTGTTGAAGACTGGGGTAACGCCCCCTTCAACTACATCCTTGCATCGGTGCAGGCGGGCAAGACTATCAAGGGTCTCGACAAATTCGTTGAAGAGATCGATCAGACCGTTGGCACTGGCGGCAATGATACGGGCAACGAGGATAATCTAGCCGGTAATGGCAAGGATAAAGCCCCCAAGCCCAACGCCACCCCCCAGGACACCGTGAAATCCACCCTACGCAAGCTCAACGAAGACTTGAAGGAAGCAGCGGGTAATGTCGTGGTCTTGCAAACGTCTGCAAGGAAGCGGGCTCGCGTCAGGAGTGATCGATGAACCCCCTTGAACTGCTCAAGAAGGCCGCAGATGTGCGGTCTTGCTCACTTCGGGTACGCATCTGCAAGATCGACAACGATAAGCAGCTTGCCACGGGTGAGGTCTACGCCCCCCTGGTAGTTGATAGCCACGGGGACATGATCGAAGAGGATGAGCTTGTTCAGTTAGCCCACGCCTTCGTAGCCAATAAGTTGGTCGATCAGATCGATTTAATGCACAACAATGAGAAGGTACAGGCGACGGCAGTTGAGAGCTTTATCAGCCGGGGACACCCTGACTTTACCGAGGGTGCATGGGTAGTGACCCTCAAGATTGACGATCCCGCATTGTGGGAGGATATCAAGTCCGGGGTGTATAACGGCTTCTCCATGGAATTCCTCACCAACAAGGTTCCCGCCATCGTCACCATGACCATCCAGCCGCAGGTTTTCGGGAACACCGAAGAATGCAATGGACATGATCACGCATTCTACCTTATGGTTAATGATGACGGCAGGGTTTGCGGGGGCCGCACCTCCTACGATGGCGGGCACTCCCATACGATACGATCCGGCACTGCCACGGAAGAGACAGACGGACACCAACACCGATACTTCTTGTCATAGGGCTAGGTGCCATGCAGCCAGGAGTTAAAGAAGTCGAGAAGCTGGTCAAGCTTCTGACGAATACCGAGCCTAAGTGGGTCTCGGTTGTTGACCACGGGGCCAACCAGACCCCATTTTCTTCCTTGAAACGAGATGGAAGCGGAGACGAGGACATGTCGATTAATAAGCGTGTGAGCGCGGCAAAAACTGCCAAGCCCACCGCCGTCCGTAAGCTGACGTTCGCCAAAGGCACGTTCGCTGACGAGGGCGCGGTGAAGGATTGGCTGAAGAAGAACGACTGGAGCGGCGACATCGTTGTCACTGCTACCGCCGAGGGCTTCGAAGCCGCTGAGAAGGGCGTCACCGACGATGCTTTCGAAGGTATCCGTGCCGTAAAGATGGAAACCGGCGTTCAGGGCTTCGTGGGCAACGTCAAGGTTGCCAAGAACGATACGGCTGCCACCACGACCACCGATCCCGTTGTCGAAGACCCGGCGGAAGAGGCGGCGGACAAAGCTGCCAAGGCCAAGCCTGCTGCCACCTCGGACGACGAGAACGGTACCAACCAGGACGCCGGTACCGGCGGTGAAGAGGGACCGGCCACCACCGCTGCCTCTGCCAAGTCGGAAAGCGGGAAGGTCACAACCCGTAAGATTTCCTGGTGGGGCATGTATGACTCCGCCGAGGAGACCGTTATCGACGTGGTGTCGGATGGCCTGAACAATGACCCGCTGCCCCCCGGCTTCGATGACGTGACGCAGGCTACCTGCTACGCCATGGCGAATGCCATCTCCAGCGGCAAGGACGTTCGCGCCAAGCTGGTTTCCATCGGCAACGAGTTCGGCGGTATCATCGCGTCGCTGTTCGAACTGTTCTCGGGCCTGGATACCGACGATGTGCAGAAATCGGTCAAGTCGGCTAAGGCTGATCCGGCTAAGATGCTTGTCGCCAAGGCTGCCTTCAACGAGATGGTCTACAGCCTAGTCGCCACCAAGGGCTGCAAAGACCCCGAGACCAAGGACATGGATCGCGGCGACGAAGAAGCCGAGAACGGTGACAGGCAGGGCGACACCGCTGCTAAGGCCGATGCCACTGCCGAGGCTCTTGCGAACGTTTGCAAGAGCATGGACAGCATCGTCCAGGCGCTGGGTACCATGTCTTCGGCCATCGGTACTATCGACAAGAAGGTTGACGGCGTGAGTCTTAAGGTGGAAGATGCCACCACTACCGCCATCAAGGCCAACGAAACGGCATCCAAAGCGGCGGCGGAAGCCAAAGCCATCGGGGAGCGGGCACCTTCCCGCAAGTCCGAGGGTACGGACGGCGTGGAAGAGGCCAGCAAGTCGGAAGACGAGAAGACCAAGGAGATCAAGGCCGCTAAGACCATGAACCTCCGCCATCTCATCGGCCTGAACTAAGTCAGTCAACGGTCAAGTTTAAGAGGAGTCTCCCATGACCGAGTTGGAAGTTTTGCAAAAAGCGGATATGACCCTGAGTGGCCTGATTGGCAACGGCGGTTATCTTCTCCCCGAACAGCAGATGCGCTTCTATCGCAAGATGATCGCGCAGCCCACCATCCTCCAGAACGTTCGCACCATTCAGATGCCGCGTCCGCAGTTGGAGATCAACAAGATCGGCTTCGGCACCCGCATGTTGCAGGCTGCCAATCAAGGAGCGGTTTCCGCTGTTGAAGCTGGCGAGACTGGTAGTCGTGCTCTGACCCGCGAACAGCGGTATCAGCCCACCACCGACAAGATCAGCCTGGAAACCTCGGAAGTCATCGCTGAAATCAACCTGCCCTATGAAGTGCTGGAAGACAATATCGAAGGCGGGCAGATCGACGGCACCGAATTCGAGAACACCATCCTGGACATGATGGCCGAACGCGCCGCCGCCGACCTGGAAGAACTCCTGATCAACGGCGACACCACCTCGGGCGATACCTATCTGGCCCTCCAGAACGGCATCCTGAAGAACGTGGTTTCGAACATCGTCAACCAGAACGGCGCCCCGCTCGACGCCGACATGTTCGCCAACATGATGAAGGCGCTGCCCGTGCAGTACCATCGCTTGTTCGGCCAGTACAAGCACTACCTGGAGAACACCCAGGAAATCAACTACCGCATGCAGGTCGCCCAGCGTCAGACCTCGCTCGGTGATGCCATCCTCCAGGGCACCGCTCCGGTCTCCGTGCTGGGTATCCCGATGGAACGTGCGGCCTACATGCCCACGAACAACATCTTGATGACCATCCCGAAGAACATCATCTGGGGCGTTCAGCGTCAGATGCGGATGGAATTCGACAAAAACATCCGTGAGCGCGTGATCATCATCGTCCTGACCATGCGCGTTGCCACCGCCATCGAGCAGGAAGACATGGTTGTCAAGGCCATCAACGTCGGTTAAGCCTATGTCGGCAGGCTGATTAACGCAGCTTAATTCGTTAAGTATATTAGGTGCCAGAAGTATCCCTAACTAGCACACCCAAGTTAGTGCGGAGTATTGGTTATGAGCGCAGTTCGAAATCGAGTGACTACCGCCACCCTGGTTCGTGGCAAGGTCTATGTCTTCAAGGGACTCAACCAAGAGAAGGCGGTTCACTATAAGCGGGGTATTCCCCTTGTAGTGGCCGCTGATCTGGCCGACGAACTTGAAGAGTTGGTCGAGGAAATCCACGATAGCGAAGGCGAGATTTTCGATAAGCCTTACTTCGCTATCCACCGGGACATTGAAGAACCGGAACCGGAGGTCAAAGCGGAGCGTCAGCGCCGCCGTCTGGCCCCCCCGGCCAATACGACCTCTACCGGCTCCAAGACTGGTATTCGTGCTCGTCCGGGCCGACCGGGTTAAGGCAGTAGCCACCAAGCATAAGGCGGGTGCAGCGATAAGTTGCCCCGCCTTTTGTTATGGGGTACACTCGTGCAAACGTTTGCAACGGAGCGGAATATGGACGCGGCGCTTTGCACTGTAGAATTCTTTAAACAGTTTATGGATAGCCGTCAGTGTACCCACACCTATGACAGCCGGTTCGATACGCTGCTAGTGACCGCCAGTTCGTTGCTTGAGGTATATACTCGCAACTCGTTCTATGCTCGGGTCTATACCCAACGCTTCGATACGCGGGAAACCCTGTACTTCGAAGCCTATTGCAGTTCCCCCAGTTTCCGCTCCCCCGAGCAGAAGTGCTTCCTGGACGGGTTCCTGATAGACCCGGACAGCTCCATCCAAGCGATGACGGTCTATTACTATCCGTTTGCCTACGACGCACCCAATCCGGTTGTGCTAACTCGGGGTACGGACTGGTACTATGATGACCGTAAGATGTGCGTCAAACTGCTCAAGCGTACTCGTAAGGGGCGTGGAACGATCAAGATCGTCTACGCGGGTGGTTTTGGTGTTCAATACCACCAGCATATTCGAGGCGGTTTCGGTACGGCGGAGACCATTGACGGCACCAGCAATCCGGGGGCGGCTATCGTTGAAGAGGTTGTCTCCCCTTATCCCGTGTATATGGGGGTACCCACCGATCTACAGATGGCTTGCACCACCCAAGCTATGTATATGTTTGAGAAGATGTGGGGCGGCGGTCTGGGTCTGTCTCAGCCTTCGGATAGCAAGTCCAGCAAATACGAGAAATACACCAGCAACGATATGATCTGCGACGAAGCCGCTAACTTGGCGCAGAACTATCAGCGCCTCATGGTGGGCAGGCTCTAATGTTCGAAATATTCGGATCATGGGACGGGCATACCTTCGACGATCCGGGCGAGGCTGTCGATCAGATGGCTTCCGAATTCCAGCACCATGCCGATGAATTGCCCGACCTGATGAAACGGGAGCTTAAGCTGTACCTATCGGGTGTGGCGGAGCGTCTGGCGGTTAGGCACGGTGTCCCCTGGCCGGGAGGTACTACGGCTACCACTCTGTCTAGGCGCAGCGGGGCTCTTGTAGATAGCATCCTCGGTTCCGTTAAGGTTGACGGCGACTTAGGGGATATCATCGGGCATATCGGGGGCATCTATTATGCCAAAACCCACGAAACGGGGGCGGTTTTAACGTCCCGGCACGGGGGTTATCTATGCATCCCGCTACCTGCTGCCCTAAACGCGGACGGAACGCCTAAAATGCTCCGTCCTCGGGACTGGGGCAATACCTACAAGATGAAATCGAAAGCGGGGAACCTGATCATATTCAAGCGGACGGCAAGGAAGGGTGCAGGTATACCGCTTTACGTCCTCAAGAAGTCAGTAACGATCCCTGCGCGTCTTGGCATGGGTATTGAACTGGAGGGCGGTATAACCGAGTTCTCCAATAGCATGCTTGCCGCTGTACGCAGCGAATTTGGGATATAAGCTATGAGCCATCGTCACGCCAATGTTCGTACCCCAGTCACCTATACGCTGACTGATGGCACCCCGTACCAGCCCTCGATCTTCCAGCGCATACTTGATGAGTGGTATGGTCGTCTCCAAGAGATGTGCCTGCCCGCCTATACGAGTAATTGGTTACACGTCACCAGCGGCCCGGTTGACCATCTTGAACATGTGGCCGGAAACGCTGTCGGTATCTACCCTCAGAACGAAAAGCATGAGCGTGGTGCGGGTTGGTGCATGACCACCGCTCGGGTCGGTATCGACTTCTGGTACAAGCGGTTTATTGAAGACCTACCTCACCGAGAATTGGCTAGGATGGATGCGGACTTGCAACGTCTGTTCTCCTCGGACAATAATACGGTAGAGCAGGCCACGGGTGATCAACTGTCCGTATCAGTGCGCCCCCTGGCTACCCAGTTTGATATCGAAAGCCCGCGTGTCAGTCTGTTCTCTGGTTATAAAGAGATCGAGATAAAATATCGCACTAGGGTTGACGATCCCCGAGTTCTTGTTTAGGAGTCCACGATATGGCCCACCTTTTTGGTCACGAAAAGCCGCAAGGCGCTGAGGGGGAAGCCCCCGAGGAAGAGAAGCAGGAGGCTCCAGAGGTTCACGAGGAGCCTGAAGTTACCGAGGATGCAAACGTTTGCAAGCCCGAGGTCGCGAAAGAAACCCAGGCTGCCCACGTTCCCGTATCAGCGGGCATCGGTGGTCATTACGTCATTGGTGACGATGGTCGCCGTGTTTTGGTGAAGGAGTAAACACCACCATGCTTTACGAACGCGCACTACTGCTGGCGAAGGTCGAGTCGGTTTTCCGCACGGATGCCAACCCCACCCCCATTGCTGATGCCCTCCTGGTCGCTGATCCCAAGTTCAGCCTGAAGGTCACGCAGCTTACCCGCAACAACGTCCGCAACGATATTTCGCCCCTGCCGAATGCGGCTGGACGCGCCGTGTCCAGCATCTCGTTCACTCACGAAGTTCGTGGACCGGGTGCAGCCAACCTCGCCACTGTGCATCCGAAGTTGGGCGTCCTGCTCCGTGCTTGCGGATTTGCCGAGACCCAAGTCACCGGGCTGGCTACTGTTGGGGCTGTTACCCCCGGTTCGGCCAATGTTGGTGTCGCCTCGTTCACCCCCACGGCAGCCTATACCGGCTATGTGGCCCAGCAGGTTACGCTTACCTGCACCACGGCGGGTGGCACTGGTGTAGCCGAGGTCAGCGTCATGGCTCCGGCTGTTGGCGAAGTCCCCGCTGTGAACCTTGTCGCCCAGACCCTGGCGAACACCACACCCCTGGTGCTGTCGAACGGGGCTTCCATCACCCCGAACATCACTTCTCCGTTGGCGGTTGGTGATACCTTCACCCTCCTGCTTACCCCGGCTGGCTGGCAGTACAACCCCGTCACCGACAATATGGACAGCGCCACGCTGTACCTGTATTACGATGGCGTCCTGCATACCATGACGGGTTCGCGGGGCACCTTCACCGTTGATGGCTCGGGCGGCAACTTCGCCAACTTCAAGTTCACCTTCACGGGCGATTACAACGCCGTGCAGAACGTGGCTATCCCGTCCACCGCCGTCTATGAGACCACCATTCCGGTCCAGGTCGAGATGGCTGCCATCACGTTGAACGGGGTCAGCACCTTCGCTGCTTCCAAGTTCTCCATCGACATTGGCAACGAAGTCACCATTCGTGATGACATGAACGCCATGAACGGCTATGCTGGTTCCATGATTACAGGCCGCAAAGGCACCGCCAGCTTCGATCCCGAAGCGGTGCTGGAGTCGGTCAACCCCTTTTGGGGCAACCTAGCCACTGCCGAGCAAGCCGCTTTCAGCGTCAAGGTCGGTATCCAGAAGGGCAATACCGTTCAGTTCTCGATGCCGAACGTGCAGGAAAGCGACCTGAAGTACGGCAACCGGAACAACATTCGTACCTACGAAGTGTCTCTGCACCTCGCCCGCCTCAACGGCAACGACGAATTGCAGATTTTCTTCAGCTAAGTTCACCACCGCCCCTTGCAATCGTTTGCAAGGGGCATCTTTCCCAGGGAGTATCAATTATGGCGCTTATTGCGGTTTCTTCGGGCATCCAGGCCCGTCACATCTCCAAGACTGATCCGGCTCAGACGGAAGAGGCTGGAGCCACTGTTTTTCTGTTGGGCACAATCTCCGCCCGTGAGCAGGCTCTGATCAAAGACGCCGCCTTCACTTGGCAGCCCGACCCCAACGACGCCGACAAGATGGTTTCTGTCCACCACGGCAATCTTGCGGCCATCGAGACCGTCAAGTTCGGCCTACAGGGCATCTTGAACTTCCAGGATGCCAGCGGCAATCCTGTCCCCTTCACCACGGAGGTTCGCGTAATCGACGGTAAGGACCGCACCGTGGCTACCGACGCCATGACCGACGCCCTCGGCCTTCAGTTGGTCCGAGAGATCGCGGATAAGCTGTCCGACCTGAACACCGTCACGGCAGCCGCCGCAAAAAACTAAGAGGGGTCACACTTGCTGGAATTCTCCTGCCGGATAGGCAATGCAGCAAGTGTACCCCAAGCATGAAGTCACGGTATGGGTGCAAAGAAAAAGCGCCCATACCGTATTCCTTTGACGGGGAGGAGGCGTGGTTCTGCCCTAAAAAGCCACAGTACGAAAACTCGGCTTTCTACGCAGAACTGTTCCGCCTCTATCGCTGGCATAAAAAGGGGTTACTCCCGGATGCCGGAACTTGGATGGATCAACCAATTGCATTCGTTACCTTCATGGAAATCATCGATATGGCGGTTTCCGAGGGCGAAGCGGAACGGATGAAGAGGTTGAACAATACATAAAGCGGGAGCTTTCATATGGCTGGTACCGATCTTGAATTTACCCTGCGGTTCCGCAATGAAGCTTCCGCTGCCATCCAACAAGTGTCTGGCGACATGCAAACGTTTGCAAGCCAGATGCGGGACATTGCTTCCGCCGTACAAGCTATGGGCTCCGGTGCCAACGTCGGCAGCGGGTTTTCTGCTATGTCGGCTGCCATCAAAGAGGTTACGGCCCAGGCTGGCGGTATCGCCCGGATGCGTTCGGACTTCTCTGCCGTCGCAGGTGGAGTTAGCGAGGCCAGAGTTGCTACCGATCTTTTGACCGGAGCAACCATTAAACTTACAGGAGCCCAGGCTGGCTTCTTTGCAGATAGTGCCAAGGGCGTATCTATTTTACGCAATGTCGCCAACGCCTCTGCTCAGCTTGCAGAAAGCCGACGAGCAGAGGCGGAGGCCTCCAAAGTTGCTGCTGCCCAAGAGGTAGTCGCCCAAGAGCAGATCGCAAAGGCTACGCTTGAGCGTATTCGCATGCTCACTGGTCAAACGGGTACCGGCGATAAGACGGCCAAGGACAGTGCTGCGTTTTTTTCCAACCATCTTGGTGTCCAGGCGGAGCTTGCATCCCAGATGCGGGTTATGACCCCTCCGCAGGGTGATGTCTCAGAACAGGTAAACCAGCGTCTATTTGGCGGAAAATCCCGTGAACAACTCCGTGCTGAATATCAGCAGAGGCTTGAGCAGGATCGGCAGGATGCCTCCGCTGCCGAAGATGCTTCGTATGCGCAGCAGCGCACCTCTACGGGGGGTGGCCCCACCAGTGACACCGTTGCTAGGCTTAAGGCCGAAGGTGAACAGCGTATCACCATGGCTCGACAGGAGACACTTGCGGTAGAGGCAGAACAGCGGGCCAAGGCTGCCAGCATAGATCATTCTATTGGTCAGGTGCCTAAAGCGGCGGTTGAATACGCACAGAATGAGGCCAAAATTCGCAGGGGATTGGTCAACGGCGTTATATCTCAGGATGATGTAAAGGATAAACTGGACCAGAACGCACAGCAATACGAAGATGCCCTTGGTAAGGTGGAGGAAGGCGCAGGTAAGGCGCGGGGTGCCACTGCCATGCTCACCCGTGAATTCATCGTCATGGGCCATGAGATCGTAACGGGTAACTTCTCCCGTATCCCCGGCACTATGATGGTCATGTCTGAGTACATGGGTCTCGTGCGTAATATGTCGTTCGGGATGCTCGGGGGTATTGCGGCTGTTGCTGTAGTTCTTGGGGAGTTTGCGGCTAAGTCGGCTGCCGCTTCCCAGGAAGTTCGTACCCTCAACATGCAGATGCAGTTGACCGGAAATACGGGTTCGGTAAACGCCCAGCAGCTACGCGGGGCATCTTTCGATATCGCCGGTAATTCCACCTATTCCCGTGCAGATACAATGTCCATGCTGTCTCAGCGGGCTACTGACAACAATCTTAAGTTGGACCCTCAAAAGTTTACCCAGACTTCCAGCAACTTTGGAATGTTGAATGGTACCGATCTGGCGTCGGCGGGAACCACACTTAAGCAGGTATTTGAGGGTGGTATTGAGGCAATAGCCAAGTTCAATGTCGAATACCCGGCTATCAATGAGCAGGAGATGGAGCATCTTCGAAACCTTAACGCCGAAGGTAAAGCGAGCGAGATGGTGTCGGCGGCACTAAGCGATTTTAATGATTATTTTAGTAAGGTGCCTAATAGCCTTTCGGACACCACCAAGGACTTCGCCCGCCTTGGCGTCGCTATGGATCACTTATTT